CTAACGCCAAACGCCCGATGATTCTGGATCGTGATCGCACCCAACTGGCAGAAGAAGACGGGCGCATTTACGCCGGCTGTTACGTCAACGGTGTCTTGGAACTCTGGGCGCAGAACAACCAGTACGGCAAGCGTATCAACGCCAACCTTCTTGGCGTCCAGTTCATCAAGGATGGTGAGCCGTTTGCGGACGGTGTCACAGCCAGCCTTGACGACTTCGATCATTTTGATGACGTGGACGAAGACGACTTCATGTAAAATTTTAGGGGCGGCACCTGTCGCCCCTTTCCTCATGCCGGATATGGAGGACACCCCTCATGGCGCTAATACTCGACGTAGAATGCTACCGCGACTATTTCCTGATATGCTTCCTTGATCGACAAAACGGCAAGGTGGCGTCGTTCGAGATGTACGACGGTAAGCCGCTGAACGTGGCGAAGGTTGCGAACTTGATGCGCAACCACTTAACGATCAGCTTCAACGGAAACCACTATGACCTGTTGATGATCGCGGCAGCGCTGCAAAACCGTAGCTGCGAAGAACTCAAGGAACTGAGCGATACGATTATCACCAGCGGCAAACAGGCGTGGCAGGTCGGCAGGGATGAGAAGATAAAGATACCACCGCAGTGGGACCACATCGATATCATTGAGGTCGTGCCGGGACGGGCGAGCCTCAAAGTGTACGCGGGGCGGATGGGGTATCCCAAGCTGCAAGACCTACCCATTGAGCCAAGCGCAAGCATCTCGCCAGGAGATCGTGACCTGCTGAAAAAGTATTGCGCGAACGACCTGCGTGTGACCGACGGGTTGTTTTGCTCAGTTGATAAGCAAGTGGCTCTGCGGGCTGACATGGGTGAAGAATATTTTGTCGATCTCAGATCGAAGTCTGACGCCCAGATCGCGGAAGCTGTGTTGCGCTCAGAAGTGGAAGCCGTAACCGACAAGCGCCTAAGACCGACGAAGTACAAAGACGATCAGACGTTCCGCTACGTGGACCCAAAGATCATTTCTTTTAAGTCACCAGAACTCAACGACATCCTGCGCCGCGTGTTAGATGAAAAATTCGAAACCGGGGCCAACGGCTCTATCGTCATGCCGCGCTGGTTAAAAGACACCAAGATTGCAATCGGTGACGGTCAATACCAGATGGGTATCGGCGGTCTGCATTCGTGCGAAAAGGGTCAGAGCGTGTACGCTGGGGCGGGTTACGTCTTGGCCGACTTCGACGTAGCGTCGTATTATCCGTCCATCATCTTGCAGCAGGGTATCACGCCAGACAACATGGGCGACGTGTTCTCGCGGGTTTACCAGAGCATCGTCGATCGGCGGATCAAAGCAAAGAGAGCGGGCGACAAGGTGACCGCGGACACGCTGAAGATTGTCGTCAACGGCAGCTTTGGGAAACTGGGAAGCAAGTACAGCGCCCTTTACGCGCCGAACCTCTTAATCCAGACCACCCTGACCGGACAGTTCGCACTGCTGATGCTGATCGAACGGTTGGAACAGATTGGGGTTAAGGTCGTCAGCGCGAACACCGATGGCATTGTCGCGTTGTACCCCAAGAGCCTTGAGGATGAGGTCGGGGTGGTGATGTGGAACTGGGAGTTGGACACGTCCTACACCTTGGAACGCAGCGACTACCGCAGCCTTCACTCGCGCGATGTGAACAATTACATCGCGGTCAAGCCAGATGGTTCTACGAAGCGCAAGGGTGCTTTTGCCGAACCGGGGTTGATGAAGAACCCGCAATTCACAATCGTGTCTGACGCGGTTGCCGCACACCTCGCGGGCAAAGCCGATTACCGGGAAGTCATTCGTGGGTGCCGAGACATCGACAAGTTCGTGATGCTGCGCAAAGTCACTGGCGGTGCGGTGTGGCGCGATCAGGCTTTGGGTAAGGCTGTTCGCTTTTACTATAGCACCGATGTTGGCCCAGACGAGACAATCAACTACGCCAAGAACAGCAACAAAGTTCCGCAGAGCGACGGAAGTAGGCCGTGCCTTGATTTACCAGAGGAGTTTCCAGAGGATGCCGATGTCGATCGGTATGTGGGCATGGCGCAGATGGCCTTTAAGCAGGTGGGGGTGAACATATAAAATGCTTGAACGCGACGTAGAGCAAGCACTGGTGCGCAGAGTTAAGGCGCTGGGCGGTACATGTGAGAAGTTCACTTCGCCTACCAAGAGGTCTGTGCCTGACCGCATCGTCACAATGCCTGGGGGCAAAATCATTTTTGTTGAGTTGAAGGCACCGGGGAAGAAACCGACGCCCCTGCAAGAACGTGACCACGCGGCTCGCAGAGCGTTGGGCTGTGACGTGCGGGTGATCGATAACAAGGATGACGCGAATGCTTTCACGCCATAACCTTCACGCCTATCAGGAACGCGCTGTCAGCTTCATCCTCAAAGAGAAGCGTTGCATGTTGGCGCTTGAAATGGGGTTGGGGAAAACGACCTCGACCTTGACCGCGATCTGCGACATGCTTGACGGCTTTCTAGCGCGGAAGGTTTTGGTCGTCGCACCGCTGCGCGTTGCGAACAGCGTGTGGGCGCAGGAGACGCGGCTGTGGGGCCATCTCAAGCATTTGCGTGTGTCAGTCGCCACGGGTAGCGACAAGGCGCGCAGGCAAGCGTTGAGCCTCGACGCTGACATCTATGTCATAAACCGTGAGAACATCCCGTGGCTCGTTGAGCAATACGGCTCGCGCTGGGACTTCGACGTTGTCGTGATCGATGAAAGTTCGTCATTCAAGAACGCGTCGAGCAAACGCTTTAAGGCGCTGCGCAAGATGCTGCCACAGATCGACAGCGTCGTCCTGCTGACCGGGACGCCCAGCCCCAACGGCCTTCTCGACTTGTGGGCGCAGATGTATCTGGTGGACTACGGCGAGCGTCTTGGTCGCACTCTGACAAACTACAAGCAACGGTTCTTTGAGGCCGACTATTGGGGTCGTAAGTTTGAGCCGCGCAAAGGCGCAGACCATAAGATACACGACCTGCTCACAGACAAGATCATCCACATGAGCGCCGACGATTACTTGGATGTCCCGGCGCGGATCGATCTCAGCGTAAAAGTTCCGCTGAATGCCACCACGCTGCAAAGCTACTTGCATTTCGAACGGACCATGTTGGCCGAACTGGACGACGGTGAAGAAGTCGAGGCATCCACCGCCGCCGTGCTGGCGAACAAGTTGATGCAGTACGCCAATGGCGCACTTTATACCGACGCCAACGGGAACTGGTCAGAGACACACAAGGCGAAGTTGGACGCGCTTGCAGAGATCGTTGAAGACAATGAGGGGGAAACGATGCTTGTGGCTTACAACTACAAATCGGATCTCGCCCGCTTGCTTAAGAGGTTCCCGCACGCCAGGGTTCTGGACAAAAAGCAGGAAACGATTGATGCTTGGAACCGTGGCGAAATCCCAATGCTCTTGGCCCACCCTGCCAGCGCTGGGCACGGCCTTAACTTGCAGAAGGGTGGGGCGCTGTGCGTGTGGTTTGGATTAAACTGGTCGCTTGAGCTATACCAACAGTTCAACGCGCGCCTTCACCGCCAAGGGCAAACGCGCCCCGTCAGGGTGGCGCATATCTTAGCCAAAGGCACTATCGATGAGCGCGTGATGAGCGTGCTTGGAAACAAAGACGCCGTGCAGCGCAACTTGCTGAACGCATTGAAACCGCAAACCGGAAGGTAACACCATGACCAACGAAGAACTGGACAATCTTGAGAGAGACTTGCGCATCGCGCACCGTTTTCCCAACCATCGTGCCGTCTTCAAGCTGTGCGACACAGCGGCTGACGTGATCAAAGAGTTGCGCGAAAAGAAAAAGGCGTCAGCGCCTAAACGCCAACGCCAAAAGGAAGAGCAAGAAAAGCTCTTTTAATCGCCTTGCCCAAGGATCGAAAGCGGACCTGACGTAAGCATACGCGTCGAAAGGGGCAGCGGGTCAGGTGTTGGCAGGTAACCAAGCCGATAATACTGTTGCATCAGCGGATCGTTCACGAACCCTTTACGCATACCGGGGAAAAGCCTTGCCCCAACCGCGCCCGCAGCAGCAGCCGTTGGGCTGATTGCGCTGCCGATAGTCGCCATTGTCTCTGCTGCCTGCGCGGCTTGCATTGACGGGACTTCGCGGACACCACCTGCCGATACGGCTGGCGCGGGACGTAAGATTTGTTCGCCTGCGCGGGCCAAATCACCAAACGACCCGCGATCACCTAATGCGTATGACACTTCGTCTTGCGCCCGCATGGACTGTGCGAGAGCCTGCGGGGAAATAGCCCCTTCAAGCGGTGCTTCACCTGCGCGAGATGCGGCGTGTCTAAACGCCAAGAAATCGCGCCAGCGGCGGCGGGCGCTTGTCAGTGTCTCAACCAGATCGCCCCTGCCTGCCGAACGCAACGCGGTGTCCATGAGAGCATCAAGTTCGCGCAACGCTGCCCCCGCAGCCCTCCGGGTTGCGACGTTTCCACTGGTGGCGGTGATTTCGCTGAGTTCGCTTCTCCACCGAAGAGCTTCGCTGCCGTCGATTGGCTTGCCCGTCCGCAGAGAACGCTCCATCCAATCGGCCACATCATCAACAACACTGACGCGCTCGCCTGTACCAACGCTCCGACCGTATGTCTCTGCGGTGTTGCGCAGTCGGTCAACAACAGTATCCCCGGAAGCACCTCTTGTTAGATACGGGTTGATAGGCGGCATAGCGTCAGCCACCTCATCGAACATGCTTCCGATGTTATCGCCAAGAGACTTTACCGTATCGGGAAGCTTACCCCCAGGTGTACCACCCATTTCGCGGACAACCGCAGCAGTGAACGCGCGAAGCTGGTCGTCAGACGCTGAGAGCGTTCCTTCCACAGTCCGCAAAGCGGTGTCCCCGGTAAATTGCCCCGCCGAAAGGCCAGTGCCGTCTGGCGTTTGGCGCATAGCATCTTCAAGGAGATCGGCACGAACTTGACGGAGATCAGACGGAACTCCGCTAGCAGGTGACAACGTGCGAACACCCGATGCCAGTGCTGACGGGCCAGCGATAGAACCGAGAATGCCGCCTACAAGCTGCCCTGTCTCACCGAAATCAAGTGCTTCAGCCGCTCGCTCACCCGCGATTTGACCCACAGCAGGTGCGGCGACGTTATAAAGAAGACCACCGGGAAGCACCGCCGCCGGGGCCATTTCAACCATTGTTCCTGCAATGTCCCCCGGCAGGGTTTGAGCTTCATATTGCATAGCAGGGCCAGTGATCGGCCCTGCCTCAATCATTGCGCGACCAGTGCTTGGTTGCCCCCCGGTCATTTCATATGGGCGCTGTGTGAACTCAGGTGCTTCTACCCCGAACAGATCGGCAATAGCCTGTGAGCCTTTTGCAAGGGCGAAATCGGCAGCGCGACCTGGTGCAGACATAACATCATGTATACCCGCCCCAAGCTGCAAGCCTTCGCTCGCAACGGTGCGAGCGATGTCCTCGCCACCTTCGCCCATACCTTTGAGCATTGAGCGTACAGCGCCAAATTCCACATCACCCTCTGTCGCGGCGCGCTGCGCAGCTAGACCCGCTTGCGCCAACTCTTCTGCCGCAGCTATGTTGCCCGCCTCATAAGCCAGTCGAGCGGCCTGACGATACTGGTCTGGTGTGTACTCCATGTGGATTTCCTTACTGCTGAACAGCCAGCCCTAAAAAGCCTGCGGCATCGTTCGATAAAGTTTGACTATCCGACGCAGCCCCACCTGTAACACCCCCTGCGATATCCTCAAGGCTATGGGGAGCTTCATCCCCTTTTGAGCGCGCAAGTAGGTTTTCCGTAATCATGCGCAATTCTACTATGGCCTGCCTGTAGGCTTCGGGACTAACGGCTCTTGCTGTTAGCTGCTGTTTGGCTTTCAAGGCACGGTCGCCTTCTTTGTCAGTAATCTGGCCCCCACCTTTTAGCCTGTCAAATGCCTGCAAGAACTGTTCTGCGACAATCTGGTCAACATCAGCACGTATTTCTGCCCCTTCTTCTCCCATAATCCTGTTGACTAAAACTCTCGCATAGAGAGGGTCTTCTGAGCCAACTTCACCGACAAACGGACCCAAAATAGTTCCGAGTTGCGTATTGCTCAACGCCTCAAGACTTTGCATACGAGCCAAGGCTTGCACAGCCATATCAAGTTCTTCTGGCGTTGCTTGGATTTCTTGCGCAGCGAGTCGGTCTTCTCGCTCGTACCCTATGGCCGTTTCATACAGTCTTTGTACGCGGCTGGCTTGCCCTCTGAGGTCTTGCGTGTCACCCCCAGCAGCCGTGACGGCTGTAATTCGCGCGTCTAACTGTTCAATCTGGGTTTTGTAATCAGATGACGGGAGAAGGCCGCTTTGTCGGGGCGCACCCGTCGGAGCATCAGGTGTAACCGCTGCCACCTCTGGGGCAGGTGTTTCTGGCGCAGGCATAACCGCAGTCGCCGCAGGCGTAACCGCAGTCGCCGCAGGCGTAACCATTGGCGCATCAGGCGTAACCATTGGTGCATCAGGCGTAACCGCCGCAGGCGTAACCGCCGCAGGCGTAACCGCAGCCGCCGCAGGCGTAACCACTGGCGCATCAGGTGTAACCATTGGTGCAGCGCCTTCAAGACCACCACCCTCAGATGTCAGCATCTGAGTGAAATATTGTTCAAGCTGCAACTGAGCGTCACTTGGTTGCACACCTCTCGCCCGTGCAATAGCGATCTGCTGCTGAATTTGTGCCAAACCTTGCAGGGCGGCTGCGCGGTTTTGCAATTCACCCTGACGCCGTAGCCGCTCGCGGTCCCGCGCACTCTCATAGCCCCCAAGCGTTTCCGCAAAGAAGTCAGTGTCACGGCCAGCAAACGATGCCCCTGCGTCTCGCAGAGCCGCGAAGCCCAGCATCATACGCTGCTGCCGTGACAGGTTGGCGTATGGGTCTGTCGGGCTTGTATCCGGCGCGTCGGAAAAGCCGCCAAAAAGGTTGCTCATAAACCCTTGGGGCTGCGGATCAGGTGTCATCGCCATGCTTGGTACTCCTTGAGGGGCTGCGCCCCCGATGTTTTCTTGCGCCCATGCCCGCGCCCAATCCGGCGTACTCTCACGGTAGTGTGACGGCCCCCAATAGCGCGACGGCCCCACGTCAAAGTGCAGGGTGTTGTCGTAAAACCCAAAGCCCCTGAAACCTGCGTCTCGCGCCTGAGAAGCCAACGCCAAGCGGTCATCAATCGGCATTCCACGCACGTTAATGTCAAACGCATTCCCGTGCGTGTGCTGACTGTTCGACGCGCCACCGACTTGGCGATTATACTCCGGGCTACGATAACCGGATATAACGTCGAGCGGTTGGCCGTATGCCGCGCTCAAGGCGTCGTAGGCTGCTTGCGCTTCTGGACTGATAGCCATTTACAAAAACCTTAAACCGGAGCGACGCCTTGCTCAATTCGCAAGCCAGTATAGTTGACGCGCAGATATCCGTCTTCCCCTGTCTCAACCAAGTGCGGGTAAATCTCTTCAAGCTCTTGGGCAATAACACCCATTGGCGGTGTGTCGTCAGCGCCAATGCGTTTGGCCTCATCGTTCCATGTCCAACGATAATACTTTACGCCGTTCTCAGTCGCGAGGTGCTGGATGTTATCCTTCAAGCGTCGATCAGACATAGCCCCTATGCCTTGGCCCAAAGCGCCAAACCCACCAAGAATATCCCCAAACCCAGGGGAACTTGTTTGCGTCGTGCTTGTACCCGACAGTGAGCCGCCCGCGCCTGCTGCACCGCCCAGCGCGGAAAGTTGTTGCAGCGGAAAATTTTGCTGGCGCATGAACTCGTTGATCTGCGCGTTGAGGATGTCTTGCTCAGTGCCTTGCTGCAAAGCCCCTAGCTGTTGCATACCCGCCGCAGCTTGAGCCGCAGCGCCTTGGCCCATTTGCAGTTGGGACATCGTGGCTGCTTGCGCCTCGTTGTAGCCTTGACGCATCAAGTTGGCGATCATCTCGTCTCGGCCCAGTTCGTACTGCGCTTGGCGTTCAGCCTCATAAACACCACGACGCTCATTGCCGAATGCGCCAGCGCGCGTGATGTCTGCCATCTCGCCAGTGCGGGCAATTTCACGCTCGCGGGCCATTCGAGCCAAGGTGGGGTCGATGACGTTTTGCGTGTAGCCCGAAAGATTGGCTTGGTTCATGGCCGTATAGTCTTGCGGCGTCATCGCGGACACATCACCAATACCCTGGTAGTATTGCTGCGCGCCCATCGACAGGGGTGACACACCAGCGACCATCGGGCCTTCGAACGGGTTGAACTCCATCCCCGCGACTTCTTCCGCAGCAGGGAAGTATGTGCCTCTGTAATAGTCCTCGACGTATTCGGGCATATCCACCCGTGTCGAACTTGTTTGGCTACCGCCCATGCTACAACTCCATTTCGTAGACGCGGTGCGTCTCTTTGAACCCGTGTTTCGGTGCGTGTTTCAGCCACCCTAACCGCGCGTCGGCAGAAACCCTATCGCAGTCCATATCAACAGCAAATCGTTTCATTGTGCCCAACGCCTCGTCTATCCACATCGACATGTCTATTCCAGCGACGTGCATAATTTTTAAAATTCGGCTCCGAGGGTGCTGAATTATTTCCGTCACCAAAACGGCCTTCAGCGTGTCCTCACTAACGATCACCCAAAGCTGGGCATGCCCAGCTAGGATCGCCGCGTAAATGTCTTCAGTCCCAACGTCTCGCGCGATACGTCGCTGCGACAAAGCTAAGACAGGCTCTGCAATCTCCCAAACCAAATCGACTTGGTCTTTTCCGATCAATTGCACTCGCGGTGTCATGTTACCCCATTATCCAAAAAGTGTCACGCATGTAGCCTCGTAATACCTATCGTAGCCGCAGGCGCTGCCGGGGCGTATGCCGTCGCAGCCACGGCGTCTAAGAAGCCGTTGGTATTATCGACGGCCCACACCACCTCAAGATAGTCTCCCGCGGACACAGTGAAAGTCGTGGCACGCGACACTACGGTCGTGGCGTTGTTTTGGTGCAAAGCGGCGACGATGGTGCTGCCTGTTTGGTCAACGCCGTTGATGCGAGGCCAAAAGCGGAACCGCACAGTTGACCCGGATGTCGAACTGATCTGCCCCGAAAACGACACCATGTAGTGACCGCCTTCTTCGAAGACGATGCGTGATGCCGGGGTGCCGTTCGTAATGCCGTCTGATAACGAGGCTGTGAATGTCAGCGGGTACGCGGTATCGACCAGCGCGGCAGTGACATCAGACGTGATCGTACCAGCGTAATGGCCGTCTTCCAGAACCACCTGACGCCACTCGTTGTTCTTGGAAACGACAGGGTAGCCGTTGACGTTGTCCCACAAGAGGATGCCGTTTTCAGACGGGTTGTCGTCGGCATCTTTGAAGTTCAAGCGCACAAGCTGGCGCAATAAGGATCGCACAAGTTGACCGCCCCATGCGCGCCAATCGTCACCTCGCGGCTGTGGTATCTGCGGTGCGCTCATCGACGACCTGCTTCTGTCGCGTTGATGCGAGGAACACCGAACCGCCAGCCCGTGAGCGTGTTACCCACCACCCGCATGCGCGCTTGGCGTCCGCTGAAGCGAATGCTTGTAGGGTTGGCCATGGTATATGGGCCGTGCGAAGTTTCCGCGCCATTGGGGTAGCGGCGTGTCTTAAATGTCAGCGTCACATCGCCTTGCGTACCCTCGTCGGGTATCAGCTTATGGGCATTCAAAAGGCGTTCCCCATTGCCAAGCATTGCTGGCCCGCTTTCGGCAAAAACCTCTAAGCCGTCGTAAGTGAAGCCTGTTTCGTGGTCATATAGATCGCTTGTGGCGTCGGCGTAAATTGGAGTACGGAACACGCCACGGTCAAAGCCCGCTGTTCGATCCATCTTGCCGATCAGCCAATGGTTTTCCTTATAATCGTAGGCGACATAACTGTCGATCTCGGTCGAGCCAGCCGAGCAATAGAACCACCATGCTTCGCCGTGCTGCCCGTTGCTTACCGCCCAGGTTTTACTGATCTGGGCGGTGTTGATGTCTTTGAAGACCGCGTCGTGGACCTCGCATGGCAACTCTTGCACGTTCTGCCCATCAAACCGGAAAAAACCACGTTGGCCCATCCAGAACACGCCGTTGTCAGTTGCGGTGATAGCTTTGCGCGCGGCGAGGCCGCAGGACGATCCTACGCGCTCCCATTGGTAGACAAAGGGTGGCCCGACGTAGATGGCGCGATGAGCGTCAACATCTGTCACCACAAGCGTTTGCCCATCGGCGCGTATACCTGCCATGATCTGGCCGGGGGTCTGAAGCGTTTGCGATCCCGCTTGATTGGTCGCGGCGGCAGTCCACGTCGTGTTGTTCTCTTGGTCACACCACGCGACTTTTCGCGGGTCGCTATCCGCGCCCAGCGCAAACAAAAAACGCTCTTCTGTGACAACCAAGCCGACACACCCTGTCGGGGAATTGGTGATCTGCGCGGCCAAAGCCCCCGTGTTTAGCTGCCACTCGTAAATCTTACCGTCAGATACGCTGCACGCGACAAGGTATTGCCCAAAGTTGTCCAGTGACCACGTCGTCGCTTCGCTGAAGTTTCCGGTGTCTGGCCTCACCGAACCGTACACGCCTGATCCAAAAAACCCGCCCCCAAAACCAGTGTTGACCGTAGCGTCTTCAATGCCACTCGCCAGCCCGCTGGGCGTAATGTCAGTGATCACACCACCTGACGTGACCACCTTCAAGCTGTCGTATGTGCCGCCCGCAATCCAGCGAGCGCCACTGTTGTCTTGCCA